TCATCGAAGATATCTCCGGTAACATCCCGGCAGGTGAAGCGTATATCTTCCCACGTGGTATCTCTCGTATGTTCGAGATCTACTACGCTCCGAGCGACACCCTGCGTGATGCAAACCAGGTGGCTCAGGAACTGTACGTGTTCTTCAAAGAGTCCAACTACCTGCGTGAAGCGAAGATCGAATCTGAGACTTCCTTCCTGACCGTAAACAACCGTCCTGAACTGGTTGTTAAGTCAACAGGTAAGTTCACTGCATAATTGAAAAAGGTCACCTTCGGGTGGCCTTTTTTATTGGTTCCGGTATAACTGTACATTTTAACCAAAATAGTGTACCATTGTAAGATAGGCTTTTGATTCACAACGAAGGAGTATCCTATAATGGCACAACCGCATATGGAAGTGTTCCAGAGCGAATATCACATGCTGAAGTTCTTCGGTCAATACCTGCCGAAACTGGATGTAGATGCATCAGCCCGCCTGGCACCTTTCCTTTATTCCTATGACAATGAACTCGTCATGGGCCGTAACCTGTATGAATTCCTGACTCAGATCGAGGAAATGACGGCGTTGGGAATCAACACTGTCGCCTCTGTCCGTAAGGGTGCGGCGTTCCTCATTTTCTTCCATGAGACACCTAAGACCCCAGAGAAATTCTTGGCGAATGTCGAAGAGATCCGTGTGGCCCGCGCCAACGTTATCCCTCCTGACGTTGAGGAAGTTTCTCCTCTCGCTGGTTTGGTACAGACAACTGTAATCGAACCAACGTCAGAAGTCAAGGAAGAAGTTGAGGAAAAAGCTGTTTCTTCTCGCACTGATGAAGAAAAGGCAGAGATCCTCGCCCATGCAGAAACTCTGCGTGACGATACCAAGAAAGCTGCTGCAAAGGCCGCTCTGGAATCCTACGCCCTGACTCTGGGAATCTCCCTGAGCAAGGCTAAGACTTTCGATGCAATGTTGGAAGATCTGAAAGCTGCACTGTAATTCCCTCCGGCCCCTTCACGGGGCCATCTCTCCCATCCCTTCCCCGGAGAAGTAAGTAATGGCACAATACGAAGATAAGGTCGTAGAGGTACTGGTTACCGTACCAGATCCTTCTACGAGCACCTCAGGTGGGTCTGGTGCCCCTTTCACGGGGATCGAGACACAAGACACCGTATCTACCACACTGATCGGTGATGGTACTCAATCCTCTCCTCTTCTGGCAAATGTCAACGTATCCCGTCGTGCAGGTAACCGCCTCCAGGTGGTAAGCTCCTCAGACGAACAGGGCCTCTTTGTTGGAAGTTCCGACACCAAGATTTCCTCAAAAGAAGGGAACACGGTAACGTACATTTCTGCACAGGATGCAGCTAACGCTGGTAACCCAGCGCTGGAAGGAGTATACTCCGATCCTGTCAACGTATCAACCACGTCACCAAACAAGACTCTGGATATCAAAGCTGACCCTACCGGGAAGGCCAAGACTCAGATTGATGTGATTGTTGATCCAAGTGCTCAGAACGCCCTGAAGGCTGGTTCTGCTGGCCTGAATGTCCCTGTGTCCACTGCACAGGACAACATGCTCGAAATCCGCCAAGGCGCTATGTATGTTCGCCCGCAAGAGACCAAAATCTCTGCTGACCCGGCGAACAAGATCGAGATGAAGTCTGACGGTATTTTCGTCGAGACTGTCAAGGGTGATAAGGGCGACACTGGTGCTACCGGGCCGCAAGGTCCGATTGGTCCAACAGGACCACAGGGTCCGGAAGGCCCAGAAGGTTTGACAGGACCACAAGGTCCTCAGGGCGAAACTGGCCCTCAAGGTGCAACAGGTCCCGCTGGCCCAGCCGGGGCACAGGGTGCCCGTGGTCCGGAAGGTCCTAAAGGCCCAGCAGGGATCGGCATCAACGTCATCGACCAACTGAGTGATGTTACCCAGTTGCCACCAGTTGCGGATATGGAACTCGGCGACACTTACGTCATCAACCAGAACTTCTGGACGGTGGTAGAAGAGGGTGGCGTTAAGCAGTGGAAAAACCTCGGCAGCTTTGCTGGTCCTCAGGGTCTGTCTGCGTATGAAGTCGCAGTTAACGCAGGCTTCGTTGGGACAGAGGACGAATGGCTGAGTTCCCTGAAAGGGGCTGACGGCATCGGTCTCCAGATCCTCGGATCTTTCCCTGATCCATCCTTCCTCCCAATGGAAGGCAACAGCAACGGCGATTGCTACATCATCCAAGACAAGATGTATGTCTGGACAGGTGACACCGATAAATGGCAAACTGTAGGCCAAGTCGGGCCGGAAGGTAAGTCTGCGTATCAGGTTTGGCTGGATAACGGTCACACTGGTTCTCAGGTTGACTTCCTGAACTCTCTCATCGGACCAACCGGACCAACCGGGCCGAAGGGCGATAAGGGTGATCCCGGTGTAGACGGTACAAACGCCAACGCCATCAACATTCTCGGTAAGGTAGCAGACGAAGGTAGTCTCCCTGCCGGAGCAGATGCAGGTGATGCATACCTGATCGGCACGGATGTTTGGGTATCAACTGGTAACGGAAACTGGGAGAACCTCGGGGCATTCCAAGGCCCTAAAGGTGATACGGGCGATACTGGCCCTCAAGGCCCTCAGGGCGTGAAAGGCGACCCGGGCGCAACTGGTAAGGACAACTATGCTCTTGCGGTTGAAGCTGGATTCACAGGTTCGCTGAACGAATATCTTGCCAGCCTGAAAGGTGCAAAAGGTGACACTGGCCCTCAGGGTCCACGTGGTAACACTGGCCTGACAGGTCCTCAAGGTCCTGTTGGTGAAGGTGTAGCTATCCTTGGTGAGAAAGCGAGCGAAGCAGATCTTCCTGCAAATCCGGTGACGGGTGATGCATGGCTGATCGGTGACGACCTGTACATCTTTAACGGTACTGCATGGCAGAACGTTGGACCAGTTCGTGGTCCGAAGGGTGATACTGGAGCGCAGGGTCCAGCCGGGCCTAAAGGTGACACTGGCGCTACCGGACCTGCTGGCCCGGCGGGCGAACAAGGTCCAAAAGGTGACCAAGGTGACGTTGGTCCACAAGGTACTGGCCTGAATCCGAAAGGCACTGTTCCTAACGAAGCTTCCCTCCCTACCACCGACAACGTGAAGGGTGACTTCTGGACAACTGTTGACACAGGTGAAGGATTTGCTTGGGACGGCCTCCAGTGGGTTAATACCGGGATGGCACGTGGTAACACCGGACCTAAAGGCGACACTGGTGATACCGGACCTGCTGGTCCGAAGGGCGACACTGGCGATAATGGTGCAGGAGTAATCCCTAAAGGGACTGTCCCTAACCAAGGCTCCCTGCCGTCATCTGGTAACACCGTCGGTGATTACTACGTGACCGAGGACACCGGAACAGGCTTCTCTTGGAACGGCAGCACTTGGGTTAACATGGGCGTTGTTCGTGGTCCAGTTGGTCCTACAGGTGCCACAGGTGAAACTGGTGCCACTGGGGCACAAGGTCCTAAGGGTGACAAGGGGGATATCGGTCCTCAGGGTCCTCAAGGTGACATGGGTCCGGGTGTAGAAATCATCGGTAAGCTGAACAGCAGTTCTGAACTGCCGCCAACCGGGACGCTGGGACAGGGTTACCTGATCGATGGCGATTTCTGGGGTTGGACGGGTTCTGCCTACGAAAACTTGGGTCCTATCCAAGGTCCAATCGGACCTACTGGTCCTCAAGGTAACACAGGTCCTACCGGACCTCAGGGTGTTAAAGGTGATAAAGGTGACCAAGGTTCCTTGTGGATCGTGTTTGCCCGTAACCCTACCCCTGCTGATGGACGTGTCGGGGATTACTTCCTGAACTCCTCTACCCTTGAGTTCTTCCTGAAGACAAACGCAACCACTTGGGGTTCTCTGGGCCACATGGGTGGTGGTAACGTCTACGATGCACCTAAGGATGGTAAGCAGTATTCCCGTATCGACGGTGACTGGACACTGATCAGCGTTCTTGAAGCGCCTCAGGATTCCGGCTACTACGTCCGTTCAAACGGTGCGTGGAAGAAGCTTGACCGTTACGACCTCCGTGTGATGTCTGCCACTGGTGCGCTGGATGCTGCTGTGTCTAACGTGTTCACCGTTGACGGAACCACGTCCAAGACAATTACCATCTCCAACCTGCCAGCAGGCCGTGCGATGACGGTAGTTGTTAAGTTCATCGGTAAAGGCGGCTCTATGACGTGGCCTACCCCGATGGCTTGGTCAAACGGAACCCAGCCTGCGCTTGGTACAACCCGTACCATCCTGACGTTCTTCTGGGACGGCACGGACCTGACGGGTGTTCAGGCGATGACTGTAGACTAATACCAAAAGGGGCTTCGGCCCCTTTAAAGGAGATCCAAATGGCTGTAGATCCTACCAGCAAGGTTTATGCTTGGACACCGATGATTCGCATGTCCGACATGAAATACCCCGTTTACCTCAGTGACTTCCTGAAAGAGCATACCAACGTCAGTATCGGCTCTTATGTATGGGAAGCTGACATGCGTGACCTGTGGGGTTATTGCATGGTTCATGACTCAGAGATCCCTGTCGGTGATGTTGTCACAGAGGGAACTCCCAAACTAAATCCTGACGATGACCTCTGGTACAAGACTTGGGTAGCTCGTGATTTCTATCCTGAAGAGATCGCAGAGAACTTGGTCCGGGCCAAAGAAGATCATCGTAGCCGTGCCTACCAGCAGTATACCGCAGACCTGTCTGCCGGGGTAACTGTTGACGGGGATACTTTCTCGGTTGAGCCTCGTGAGCTTATCAACCTCGACACCATCAAGGCGTATGCTCAAGCCCATCCTGACAAAGACATTCTAATCCGTAAAACGGATTTTTCAACCCTTACTTTGCCTTCCGCAGACGCAGTGGCGAAGATTGATGCGATTATGGTCGCAACCGGGAAGGTCCACCAAAACCTCCTGGCCTACGTAAAATCTGTGTACGACACCTCTGTCATCACAGACATCCCTGAAGTCCCAACTACTTTTGTAGGAGAATAACATGGCAGCAATTGGCGGTGCATCACTCGGCACACTGACTGGTTACCAGATCATGGATCAGGCAACCGGGGAAACTAAAACCCTGACTGAACTTTTTGAAGGCAGCGGTGGCGGCGGCTCTGTAGCATGGGCTGACGTGACTGACAAACCTGCTGTTATCGCGGCTGGGGCAGACCAAGCTACTGCCCGTTCAGCGATCGGCGCTGGAACATCCGACCTTGTTATCGGTACAACTGGAACCACAGCAATGGCTGGGAATAAGGTTCCAACTACAACACAGCGTGGTGGGGTTCTCCAAGGAGATTTCCCAAATATCACCGCTGATCCGACAATGGCGGATTTCAACAATCTGCTAGCTGCTATCAGGGCTACAGGATTGTTTGCTCCGGGAGCATAATAAAGCCGCCCTTCGGGGCGGTTTTTCTGTATAAGGAGTCAGTATGGCAACACTAAGAGGTATTACGGGAGAGCAAAACGGTGTATACTTTGGGTATGCATTGTATGACCTCCAGTCAGAGACGATGATTCCTTTTGCCTCGATCGGTTCCGGGGGAGGAACTGTGGGACCAAAAGGGGATAAGGGAGACCCTGGCGACCCAGGACCCCAAGGACCAATTGGCCCGGCAGGCCCTACAGGCCCGGCGGGTGAACAAGGTCTGAAGGGAGACACTGGACTGACTGGTGCTACTGGGCCGAAAGGAGATAAAGGCGACCAAGGTATTCAGGGAATCCAAGGTCCGCAAGGGACTCAAGGAACACAAGGCCCGGCGGGAGATGATGGTGCCGTCTTCAGCATTGATGTTCGAAGAACAACTAACGCAATCACCATCACAAATGGACAGTCCCTTAACATCGGGACCGCGCCTGGTTGG